GGTTATCTACCATCTGATTCAAGACAGAGTTCATAATCTGTCCTGTAATAGCCTGGACACCATTCTGCTTGATATTGGCATCTATGGTTGCCTTTATTGATTGCTTACTCATACTATTGTATTTTTCCGTTAAATATACTTTTATCTAACAAGGTATCACCAGGATAAGATATTATAGGACACCCCAATCCCAATGTATGGTGTCAAACCGCCCTGCCCAACCCCATATCCGGCATTGATACCCAATCCCCAATGGGATTTCTCCTTGACAGGTATGGCGGTCTCGATCGTGACATACTGATACTCCCGGAAATGTTTCACAGAGTCCACCTGTGTCATTATGCCGGAAGCATAAACCTCACAGAGCGAATCTCGCCAGCTGATTTTCTCCCTATCCATATAGATGTACACCGAATCACGGATTACGATTGTATCCTTTACCGGAACAAGCACGGAATCCACCTTGGTTTTATCCACGAAAATTGGCTTGTATTGCATTATAGTGTCTTGGATAACCAATGTATCCACTTTTATTTTAGTTGGCTCTACAGGCGTTTTTTGTCGGTGTTTTTGCCCCATCAAAATGCCAATAGAGAACATAAACAGGATGACACAAAGAATGGTCATCACCTTCTCATATCTATTCATAGCAAGATATATTGGACAATTCCCTTAACAATTGCATCCGCAATTCTTTCTTTCGTCTCATCCTTCAACAACCAGGCACATTCATCCCTGTTATCGTAGAAGAAATTCTCAAGCAGCACGGCAGGACACTTGGATTTCTGCAGGATATAGAAGTTCTCCTCCCAATCCCTATCTCCGTCACTCATATCCTTGCGTATCTTCCTATCAGCGAACTCCGCTTCAAAAGCATCGTACAGGCATTCGGCTATCACATCGGATTTGGTATCACCCTTTGATGTATAGCAAGACCATCCCTGTGCTGACATCCATTTGCTTCCATCCCCGGCAGCATTGGAATGGATGGATAGCAGAATCACATTTGATGCACCGACTTTACTGCATAACTTGTTAACCCTTTGCACCCTGGTTGAAAGTGAGATGTCATTGGTCTCCGTCACCACCAAGGATGCATCAATGCCCATTATCATAAACCTGTCCAGGATCAAGTCCGCAATCTGCCTATTCCAAAGATATTCAAGAAACTTACCATCCGGAGACCGCTTCCCAGGTGTGTCAATTCCGTGTCCTGGGTCAATGAGTATAAGCATCGTTTATCCTCCTCAAAAATACGATAATGACACATATATCAATGATGAGATTGGGTATTGCAAACCATCCGCATCCCTTGCCATATGCAATTGGTATAAATGTACCTGCAACAATGTCAAAGGCAATTATCCAGGCAACAACAAACATTGCAATCTTGCTCATCGCACCGGACTTAAAAAATCCGCTAATTCTCTGCAGTAGTTTCATTGTCTTTATCATTTAGATATTTCCGTGTATCACGTTTGAACTTGAGCATCTCATTGGAAAAATACAATGTGATACCAAGCACGGATGCAGTATATACCATTGCTTCACCCAGGACTGCGAGAACCGAACCACTCACCTCTCCTCTTGGGTCAACGATGAATCCTGCGATGGTCAAACCCCATCCGCAGATGAATGCGATTATTGCAGTCCAATAAGCAGTTTTCTGCTTTATATCCATCTTCGTCTCCATATCATCAATAAATCCAAAAGTCCTCATTGAAATCTTCGTTGTAGTCCGCAAATATCTCCGGACACTTGCTTGCAACAGGCACAGATATGGTAACATTGCAGAACACCCCGGCACACTCATCCAGGAATCTCTGATTGAAGGTCTGCAGGGTGTAATCCGAATTTATATAGAAACCGATTGCATCCAACTCTCTGATGATGTTATCCAAGGTTTCAATGCCTACGGACTGAACCTCTATCTGATTGGACTTGTCTGACGTAAGCCTATCCACATAGAAGAAGGTGAACTGATAATTGATGGTATCCGAATCCGCTCCGGTGGTATGTGTACCCTGTGTCCAACCGAATACACCATACCTGGCATCCGACTTTGTATTCAAGCGGAAAATGTCATTTTCCACTATCATATTTACCGATGGCTGATGAGATGCAACTATCTCAAAAGTCTTTATTACCTGCATAAGTGTCATCTTACAATCCTCCTTTTACCTCTGCTCCCTCCAAGAAATATCCCACAGGATGCTGCAGAATGCAGATTTGACTCAATCGTATGGCAGCAATTCTCCGTCAGTTCGGGATAATCACTCCTGTTCTGCAGGAGGAAATTCTGCAGGTCAAGACAATGAGCATCCGCTTTTGACTGATAGTAATACTGCATCTTACCTATCTCATCCTGCGATGCTACCTGGAGATTCTCGTCAGATGACTTTGCGACACCGAAATTGCCAATCTTATATGATACCTTATTGGTTACCTCAACGATGGCAGTATATGCAAGGTAATATTGGCATCTATCCAAAAGTATCTTATAAGCAGCATTGGATTCCTCGTCTATCTGTTTAGTTGCCACTAAACCTTTAAGTTTAGCAAGCAGGGCATCTCCAAGGATGCCTTTAAGACCCTGCTCCTGTGCTTCCCGGAGTGAAGGCAGGATATACTTTCCTGCAATGTTGTCTGATACGGATGTTACCGACTTGACAAACTTTTCCGATGTGAGTATTATCTCTGCCATATCAATTTATATTATCCTCGGTTTCTCCGTCCATTGAGAAAGGCACAATGGTGAGTACACCCTTTGTACTATATATCTTATCGTAAGTATCTGCAATCATTCTCTGTACAGGCTGAATCTGTGTCCTGTTGTAGAGTTTGAAAGACTCGGCATATTGTTCATTGGCAAAGCCATTACCCTCGGTAGGGATACCGAATAGATTCGGATTTGCCCGGAATGCCGTAAATATCTGCTGCCTGGAATGCTCGGAAAGAGCCTTGTACCTCTCACCGAAATCCTTGACCTCAAACTCAACGATATCAGTTGCGGACTCTTTGTTTTTGTTGAAAGAAAGCATTATCCTGCCACCATTGGCAGCACCTGCAAATTTCTCATTTATGGCATCCTCAATCTCCTTTTTCATTTCATCTCCAGGATCACCATTGTTAAAGTTGATGATAGCGGATGAGACGAACTGATTTTGCAGGGAGTTGATGTGGAAATCATCAATCAACCTCTCAATTTCGCAAGCCTTGATGGATGCTGCATACAATGGTGCAGGATATACCTGGGTATGGACATTTTTAACATACAGGATTGATGATGCATTCCTGTTCCGCTGCTCATCATCCAAGGTATCCCAATTTAGATTAGGCATATATGCAGGATAGACAATTACATCCTTCTTCCCGGATTTTGACCAATCCTCGCAATAGTAAAAGACATTGCCCTCCTTATTAGTTCGGAGGTATCTCATATCAATATAGTACACTTCCGCAACCATACCGATGAGATTACGGATTATCTGCAAGGCGAATCCACCATAGATTTCATAGTCTTTTGCAACGTCCTTAATCTGTTCACGGATGTTGTCACCTCGGTTATTCATCTGACCATTAGGCAAATTATCCGTCAACGGACGGATAGACACATCATTACCTGTGATAAAATCTATGTTGCCATTGATAATTGACCTCAATGTAGGCACATTGTTGTACAGGTCAAGGAGATAATCCGGATAAGAGTTCCGGTTACCCCATTCTACCAAATCCTTTCCGGACACAAATCTCTCAACAGGGAGAATCATTTTGTTATCAACATACGGATCGATCGCAGCAAACGAAAAACTTGCCCTTGAAGGCTTATTCTGCTTTGTATTGCTCATACTCTATATCTTTGTTATATTCTGTTCTTTTTGATTCCGCTGACTCCAGGATAAGGACGCCTGTAGAAAGGACAATGTCATTATCCATCAAGGCATATTCATACTCTCCATCCGGACATCCGGCAGGAAGGGTAACCGCAAGGTTGAAATACAAGTCAGATGTGTTGATATCCACCATCGTGTCTATGATAAAATCATTGTCAATTGTATTTCTTGCCTTGAGAGTAAGTTCGCCACTTTCACTTGTGCCATTCTTTGGCACAAATAGAACCTGGGACTCCGTAGTATTTTGCAGATAAATCATTTCTCTCTCTTTTACCATAGATATAAATTGCCGGATTTGCGTAAAACAAAAAGCACCCACACCGAAAAGTGCGAGTGCAAAAGAAATGGAACAGAAAAGTCTTACCCTATGAGGGCAGCGACAATAGTTGAGTCAACCTCCATCGGCATCTCCTTGGAATTGTCCTGGAGGGTAATGGTGTACCTGTTGGCATCACCTCTTGCAGTACCTGTCTGACCATCACCTGCAGATGCGTTTACAGGCTCATCGTAGCCAAGATACCAATATATTCCGTTGGCATCCTTGACGATGGCAACAAGGTCATTGACTGCGAGAGCAGAAATTTCAACCCTCTTTGCGGTCTCCATCCTGTTGAACTGCAGGAGCAGATCAGTTGTGACATACCTTACACCGCTTGCCTGGTCAATGGTGTATGTTGAGGTCATTGACCCGGTATTCCGGGCAAAAGTGTATCTTTTGAACTTGGCAGATGATGCCATAG